TGCTTATGCTGCTTATGCTGCTGCTGATGCTGATGCTGATGCTGCTGCTGCTGATGCTGATGCTGATGCTGCTGCTGCTGATGCTGCTGATGCTGCTGCTGATGCTTATGCTGCTGCTGATGCTTATGCTGCTGCTGCTTATGCTTATGCTGCTGCTGCTGCTGATGCTGATGCTGATGCTGCTGCTGCTACCTACCGAAAAGCAAAACACAATTTCTGGCGCGCTGAACGTGATAATCTGTTAAAATTAGTAGCTGGCGTACACTAAAATCGCTCACCCTGACGGTATAATCAGGGTGCATTTGAGCGGCCACTCTAGCCTGACAAGCTAACATTAGGTTTAGTCAACCTCCTGGGAGTGGCCGCTCAAATGATTGATTGCAGTAAAATGCAATACCAGCATAAACGGATTGGGGGTTCTCGGTCGGGCTGGTGTAGTAAAAAAGGGGTGACTCATACACTAGCAATAGTGCCCCTACCCGCCTGTAAAAAGGTCGAAGCCCAAGTGCAGGTAAGAGCGTGTAAAATGAGATTTAAGCGAGCTACGGCGTTGCAGTCTACCGTAGCAACTAATTAATCATACCCGCTACGCCTCTTAACAATGCGCACCAAGAGGGTTATTTAAAATTTATAATTCGAGGTATTTATGTCATTTGGATTGATGCGACACCTAAATCTAGTGGTTTGTGAAAGCCCAGAAGAAGCCGTTGAGAAAGGCTTTAAGTACAGCGACGAAACTCACACACTGGTTAACGTTGAAAATGTGGTAATCGTTCGCAATGGCATGCAATCTGGTGCTGCATCTGTTGATTTTGTGATGGAAGACAAAGATGGCAATAAGTATGTATTTATGGTTACTGGCAACCTATTAAAATCAATCCCCTGCTAATTTTTATTTTCCGTTGGTTAAACCCATTGCCCCGAAAGGGGCTTTTTTATTGGTTTTGTGGTACGATAAATAACCACTAACAAGGAGATAAAGCCATGAGAAAGCTCTTAATCTGGCTGCTGGCAATCTTGCCTGCACTAGCCTCAGCCGTGCCATTCGAAACGTTCATTGACCGAAAAAACGCGACAAATTCAGCGATTAACCCAATCGTTATCGCTCCCCCAGCTTCGGACGCAGTTTATTTTTTCGATAAATCGACAAACTATCCAAAGCTGGCATTGCTTGGTGCCGGACTTACAATCACGTCTGGCGTTATCAATGTCGATGCAACGCCGGCTGATATTGGGGCCGCTGATGAATCGCATAGTCATGCCATCAGCGATGTGTCTGGCCTTACTGATGAGCTGCTAGACAGGGTATTGACAACTGATCCTCGGCTATCAGATTCCAGGGCCCCAACGGCGCATACACACGGATTTTCAGACCTCATTGGTGTTGAGCCTGCGCGCACTACAGGATCGCCAAATGCGCGCAGCATCAGCCTGGAAACGGCCTATCAGTGCACAGACGCGGACAGGCATTGCTTTGTCACGATAACGCTATCCTGCCCATCGGGAACTTGTGATGGTGAGTTTCGCATTGGTGCCGCCAACACCGTTGATTCTGGCGGAGGCACCAATATCGCGCCTATATCGTTGAGCAATGCCGACTACGAAACAAAAACCGTCAAAGTTCCAATTGGCTGGTACTTTGCTGTCCGCCAGACGACTGGCTCGGGCATGTCTATTGTGGCGGCGTTTGACCAGTCGGATTAGTTCTCCATAGGCGGTCATCGCGCTCGCGTCTGGCCGCCGATATTTCTTTTCGCCAGGGGTGCGGGTTTTGGAGAGTTTTTATTCCGACACGGACGGTCAGGCTCGAAATCAGTGCCACGGACACACGGCCAGACGCGGGGCAGTGGTGGTGAAAAATTGCATCTACTGAAACGCTTTAAAAAATGCTTGCAACCTGAAAAACCAAGCGCTAGGATTTACCCAACTCCACCGGATTGATCACCATGGCAGACACAACAGCACGCTTGAATCAAATCGCAAATTGGACTCCCGCATCTGGTTCGGACACGATTACATGCTCTGATCTATCGCCGGAAATAAGAAATGGTGTACAGGTCGAGGCTGATGGGTTTAATATTGAATCTGCAACGGTTGTTGTTACACTGAAGTCTGGGGCACAGAAAACCGTAAGTATACCTGCCAGCACTGGCGAGGCCGCGTTGGTTGGTGAAGGCTTTTCAATGACCTCAATCCGCATCTCTGGAATCTCTGCCGGCACATACCCGGTTAGAATTTCCCAATAGTTTACCCTGCTTCATCAACGTTTGATCTCTCCAAGATTGCCCGCCTAGTGCGGGCTTTTTTATTTTGTGGTATGGTTTGCTCAACGACAGAGAATCGGAAATTGCAACATGGGCGCACCTACTGGAAACCAATTTTGGAAGAATCGAACCAAGCATGGCAGGGATAGGCTATTTTCATCTCCAAAAGCTCTCTGGGAGGCTTCCTGCGAATATTTCGAATGGGTCGAGGCTAACCCCCTATGGGAAAACAAAGTAGCCCAATTTCAAGGCGCTGTGATCGATATGCCTGTAGCAAAAATGCGGGCAATGACACTGGATGGTCTTTGGTTCTATCTGAAAATTGGTAACCAGACATGGTATGAATACAAATCACGGGAAGATTTTTCGGAAGTCATCACTGATATTGAGCAAGTTATACGCAATCAGAAATTTACCGGGGCTGCTGCTGATCTTCTCAACCCAAACATCATAGCCCGCGATTTGGGACTGAAAGATACCTCTGCCCATGACCACACCAGCTCTGACGGAAGCATGACCCCAAAATCAGCCATAGACGCCTCAAAACTATCAACAGCCGCGTTAGAAGAAATACTAAACGCACAGAATCAATAAGAAAATTAGATCATAAGTGCCAAAAAACACGGCAATATATCCACCAATCAATCGAAATTTTAGATAATGAGCCTAATCATTACTAAAAATGACCTTATAAGCGTAGAGAAAGAGCTATGCGGTAGGTCGCTACACCAATTTACTAAGCGCGCATGGCATGTATATAACTGGCACATGGGCGCTATTTGCGAACACTTGGAGGCGGTAACTAATGGTGAGATACGCCGCCTGCTTATCAATGTTCCTCCAGGCACGTCAAAGTCGTCACTTGTATCTATTTACTGGACAGCTTGGGAATGGGGGCCAAAGTCAATGCCTCACATTCGTTTTATCGGTGCATCGCATGAACAGGGTCTTGCGGTTCGCGACACCAGAAAGATGCGCAACTTGGTTAACTCTGAATGGTATCAGTCAAGATGGCCTATAGTATTTTCCGGCGATCAAAACCAGAAAACATTTTTTGAGAATGAATCGACTGGATTCCGTCAAGCGTGCGCTATTAGCTCAATGACTGGCCGCCGTGGCGATAGGGTTGCGATTGATGATCCTCATTCTGCAACTGGTGCTTTGTCAGATGTAATTAGGGAGAGCGCATTAACAGAGTTTAAGGAAACCATACCAAGCCGATTAAACAATCCTGATAGCTCGGCAATTATTGTAATCATGCAGCGCCTGCACGAGGGCGACATTGCAAACGAGTGTGAAGAGCAAGGCTACGTTAAGTTATGTTTGCCAATGGAATTTGAGGTAAGCCGAAGATGCACAACATCGATAGGGTTTAGTGATCCGCGCACCAAAGAAGGTGAGCTTTTATTCCCTGCGCGATTCCCGCAAAACGTGGTCGATGAGTACAAGAGGTCTCTTGGCTCATATGCCTATGCCTCACAGATGCAACAGCGCCCCGCCCCCAGGTCTGGTGGGTTTTTCGTATGGGAAAATCTGCAGGTTGTGCAATCAGCGCCAAAATTCACCAAGCGGGTGCGCTATTGGGACAAGGCTGGCAGCGAGGGCGCTGGATGCTTTACGGCTGGCGTTGGCATGGGTTTGGCTGAGGATGGCCTGTGGTACGTTGACCACGTTGTGCGCGGCCAATGGGCGGCTCCCGAGCGCGAAAGGGTAATTCGCCAGACCGCTGAGATGGACGGCTACGACACAGAGGTATGGATTGAGCAAGAGCCTGGTTCTGGCGGCAAAGAATCAGCCGAGGCCACTATTCGCAATCTTGCCGGGTTCAACGTTTATGCCGAGCGCCCAACCGGTGAAAAATCTGTGCGCGCTGAACCTTATAGCGTGCAAGTCGAAGCAAACAACATCCGCATTGTTTCTGGCGACTGGACAAAAGAATTTATTGACGAACACAAAAACTTCCCGGCAGGAAAATACAAAGACCAGATTGATGCAGCGTCCGGTGCTTTCAATAAGTTGGCCGAACCAAGTTCATTCGGTATACTCATCAAATCCCGCCACCGCTGAGACGCAATGCAATGGCCAACAAGCGCAAACCAGCCACAAATAACACCATGGTCGACAACGAGCAGCGCCAGCTATTGGTAAACGAACTAAGCCGCAACCTGTGCACAATGTTCCCGGGGTTCTTTGGGGGTGACGCAAAGCACACGAATCTGTATGGCGACTTTGGTTGGCCGCAAAAGCTGACATTCTCAAATTATTACCAGATGTACCAGCGCAATGGACTTGCCTATGCGGGCATCACCAAACCGATAGAAACCTGTTGGCAGGAATACCCTGAGCTGCAAGAGCAGGAAGATACGCACGACAAAACAGCGCTGGAAAAACAGATTGCGGATAAATTTGAAGAGATTGGATTCTGGGGCGTGCTGTCAAAGGCTGACGAATTTAGTCGTATCGGTGAATATGCTGGTGTGATATTCCGGTTTGCTGACAACAAAGACTTGCGCGAGCCTGTCGACTCAACGTCATTGGGACTGGATGGCTTGGTTGAGGTTATCCCGGCGCTGCAAGGCCAGCTCAAGCCAGCTGAGCGTGACCAAACTGGCCGCGTGCTGATGTGGCAGTACAATGAGGCTGGCATTCCCGATAACGCCGAAAACACCCGCATGGAAACGGCCATGATTCATCCTGACCGCGTGCATGTATGGTCGGCCAATGGATCGATATTTGGCAAGCCAGCGCTTGAGGCTGGGTATAATGATTTGCTGGGCATCCAAAAGATAAACGGCGCCGGGCCGGAGGGTTTCTGGAAGAACGCCAAGGCCGCTCCATGGCTTGAAGTTGAAAAAGACATGGCCATGAGCAAGTTGGCAACTGCCTTGGGCACAAACAACGTGAATGAGATACCTGATAAGCTGGACGAGGTTGTTGGCGACTGGCAAAAAGGTTATGACCAATCGCTTATGCTCCAAGGCATCAAGGCCAACTTCAACAAAATATCGCTGGACGATCCGGAGCCGCATTTGCAGGGCTTGATTCAATCTTTTGCTGCATCGCTGTCAATACCCGCTAAAATCCTTGTTGGATCGCAAACTGGCGAGCGAGCAAGCACAGAGGATGCCAAAGAATGGGCAAAAACCTGCAATAGCCGCAACACCAAGCTTGTAAAACCAAACATTCGCCGCATTATTCGCCAAAAGCTGGTAGCCTACGGCATCCTGCCGGCGCGCGAATGGTATCTGCTGTGGCCTGATTTAACCGAGGCGACTACATCTGAGAAATTCGCCATTGCTAAAGACATGGCCGATATTAACGCGAAAAACCGTGGCTCAGGAGAACCAATCACATACACCGCCAACGAAATACGCGAGACTACCGGCTGGGATGATTTAGCCGAAGAGGATATACCGAGGCGTGACCCAAATTCAGACGAGACCACACAAACCGACTAATCGAGGATTTAATCATGGCAGCAATTGCAGCAACAAGCATGGGCGGTACAGGCGCCCGCGTAGTTACCCGCACAACATTGGGCGCTAGCGACACATTCACCTATAACGCCAGCAAAAACCCAATTCTGATATTGGACAATGTGACCGGTGGTGCGCTCACCCCAAACATTGATGGCGCTGGCGGTACAAGCGTACCAGTCAAAGGTGTTGGTGATGTTTCTGTATCCAGTGGTTTAACATTGGCATCCATTGCGTCTGGAGCTTGCGTGGCCATTCCGCTGGCCACCATTGACGCTTATTTGCAAGGCGTTATCACTGTGACAGGTGGTTCAGGCATTAAGGCTTCCTTGCTGGAGCAATAATGCGCGTTTACGCAATACATCAAGGCACTGGCAATGCGCCTATTGTGCCTCGTAGCACTACTAATCCGGTTGGGCAAACTGACCGGATTAACCGCACCACAAAAGCAATAACCGACTCGCTTGCAAAAGTTGAGGAATGGTTGATTGCGCGATTTGATTACATTCCCGTAAAAAAGATTGTCGTTAATCGTTTATGGGTTAACACCTATCGCTATGAATACCTGATAAGTGTTCCCGATCTTGAGCGATTGGTTAATGAGATGCTTTCATACCTTGGAATAATTCCTGATCAGTACGTTGTTGATCAAGTCGTTGGCGCTTATGAGGTTGGCACCGATCAGGCCGTAACGAATCTTGCCAATATCAGCGATGACTACACCCGCAACATAACTCAAGTGTTAATGAGTGAGCCTTGGCAGCGCAGAGCGGCTTTGGTTGGTGCGCGTACATTCGAGGAGATGAAAGGTTTTGAGGGTGATACTGGTGTTGAGCTTGCCAGGGTATTGCGCGGAGCTATTCAAGACGGAATTAATCCGTTGGAAGTCAAAGAGCAATTAAAAAAGCGCTTTGATAT